ATCAGGCTGTGCAGTTCCAGAACAATGGTGCACCATCACGACAATTCTTTGGAGCTAACAGTTCTTGTAATGGATCAACGATGACGTTTAGCCCGTTTTACATGGGCAACGATACTATTCCTAGGGAGTCTGATGGTTATGTTCGGTCTAACAACTACGGTGCACAGATCAATTTTATGATTCCACTTGACGGTGGCATGATTGAGCAGTGCAAAGAAATTGCTAGACGACACGAACAGAAGATGCGCCTTAACTACGAGATGGTTCGTGCATTGAAATGTACGGAGATTATGAAAGCCGGTTTTACTTTTAGACCTGGTAGCAGAGTAGAAGTGTTGTGTCATGACATCATCCCAATCGTATCATTAAATGATAGAAGCGATAGTAAGTCTCTCGATAGCAACGATAGCAGCGGGAGCGACACTGAACAACCGACTACATCAAAGAATCAATAACGTACATGATCGTATTAGTGGTCTTGACAGACGTATCGACACTATTGAACTTAGCGTGGCTCAGGACTATGTATCAAAAGCTGATTTATCAGTCATGGTTCAACGTATGGAAGATCATATGGTGCGTATTGAAAACAAACTAGACCAAATCGTCCTTAGAAATTAATTATGTCTTACAACGTAGTAGATCTCCGTACTCAAAAAGTACTTGGTACTTATGAAACTGCTGAACAGGCAGTACGTGCAGAGTCACACCTCGTGCATGAACCAGGTGAAACATGGTATGCAATTGAAGCACCCGTAGTAAAGAAAACTAAAGCCAAGAAAGCTAATGTCAAAAAACAAAGCGAGTGAAGAACAATTTAATGAGCTACACAATCTAGTTACAAATGAATTTCTAAACCGTGTTAAATCTGGTGAGGCAACTACACAAGATTTAAAAGCAGCTTGTGATTGGTTATCAAAAAATGACATCAGTGGTGTCGCCTTTGATGGTAACTCACTTGATAAATTGGCTAACATTATGCCAACTGTTGACCCAGAACTAGTCCAACGGAGGCTATATGGCTCGAAGCTCTAAACATAGCGGTCCTAAATTCGCTAATGGTAACTATAAATCATACCAAAGAAAGTATGATGGTTCCAAACTACAAATCTCAAAGCGGTCTGCTTTAAATAAAGAAAACCGCCGACGCGGTACTTATGGCAATGGTGACGGTAAAGATGTATCACACAAGAAAAATGGTAAAACATTTCTTGAAAAAGCATCTAAAAACCGAGCACGTAAAGGCCGAGCATGACCCCATTACTTCCAACTCCTGATCACTACCTATACAACTTAATAACCATGACATCCTCTGAAGCTAAGCGCCTTTGGAGGCGCAGTATTAAATTACACTTTGGCTGCACATGTGTTTATTGTGGAGAAACTTATGAATTACACGAACTTACTCTGGACCATGTACATCCTCGTTCTCTTGGGGGCGAAGATGTCAATACGAATGTCGTACCAGCATGTACCAGATGCAATCAGGATAAAGGAAGTAACCATTGGCAATCATGGATGAGAGCCAAATTTGGAGTTAATAAACTCCGTGAACACTTAATTATGGAGTATATTAATTAATGGAACTATCCAACAAATTCGGCTCTGTTTTTGTACAAAGCGTTAAAGATAAACTTGAACAAACGTATGGAGCAGTTAAAGAAGCCGTTCCGATTGTTGGTCAGGTTGAAGAATTTTATGCTGGAACCGAAGACCGAGCTAATACTAGATTGTTAGAGCGCGGCTTTAGTCAAGAACAGATTGACGCTGCCAACGTTGAAAAACAGAAATACACTAAAACAGATGAAGCTACCAGCCAGTTTCTTGACACTGTAAGTGATGTTACAAACATTGACCGAGATCTTGTTGGCGGAGTGGCATTTGCTGCTGAAATGGCACTTGATGCACGGATGGGTGCCCGTATGACACTTGATACAGCTACAGGTGTTGCTAGAGTAATGCCTGCCGAACGTGTACAAGCGTTGACAATTAAAAATCCAGATAATTTAGCAAGAGGCGCTGTTAAAGGTTGGGCTGAAGGTCCAGAGTTTGGTGAACCAATGACTAAATGGCGCAATCGTAGAATGGAGCTTCGGGAACAAATGAGAAACCCAAGCGGTTTAACAGCAAATCGTAGGCAAAAAAATAAAAACAAATCATTGATAACAGCATACAATGATGTATCAACAGGTCCAACTAGATTAGTAGATAATCCTTTAGCTTACGATAAAGATCCATTTAAACAAGTTAGTGCTCTGGAAAAGAGAAATATGGAACAACATCATTTATTTCCTAAACAAGAATCGTATCAATTTGTTGAACGCATGCTTAAACTTGGAGATGAAGATGATGTACTTAATTTAATGATTTTTGCTGAAGAAGTAGATGCATCTATGGGAGGGAGACTTGTAAATATGTTAAACATGGAAAGACAACCTCATACAATTTTACACAATAGCCGTAAGGCAATTGAAGATGGTAGACAGTTAAAATCGCTGGAAATGAAAAATCTAGTAGAAAACGCTAAATCATCTGATGAGTTAATGGAATTGTTTAAAACATATTTAGAAACTAATATTAAACCTTCAAAAGATGAAGCATTTGCTTTAAATAATCTTTATGAAATTGCAAAAAAACAAGGAAAACATGAGGAAATGTACAAAGCTTTAAAAAACAAAGGTCGTTAAATTAACCTGTAAGCCCCTCTAACCACCCTTCCACCTACTCTACGCTAGATTGTACCTATGACCCACCCTATCATCGTTACAGGGCCACAGAGAGCAGGCTCACTGCTTGCTTCACACATCATCTCACGTCAAACTAAACGAACGTTTATTGATGAACTAGATTACTCACCAGACATTCCTAATAACTCTGTAGTACAAGCTCCTTTTCTTTTAAAAGCTTTACTAGAAGTATCTTTTATGTTTCCTACTGCTCAGTTTGCTTTCATGTATAGAAATAAAGCAGATATTATTAAAAGTATGGAACGTATTGAGTGGTATAAAGATTATGTAGATGAACCATCTTTCTACAGTAAATATATTGATAACTGTTATGATTTAATTAACTTAGCAAAACAATATTTACATAAAGACAGATGGTTTGATATCCAATATGAATCACTTGTAAACGATCCTTTGTTTGTTAAAGATAGATCTAACTTTACAGTAAAACAATACTTACCTAACACACCACACGGTCCTGAAACTTGGAGAAATGATGAATACATTAGATCTATTAAAAGATGACTTTAAGCTATTCTTACAGGCTTTATGGAATGAACTCGACCTACCAAATCCTACACGTGCCCAATATGCAATTGCTGATTACCTTCAACATGGTCCAAAGCGTTTACAGATCCAAGCATTTCGGGGAGTTGGTAAGAGCTGGATTACTGGTGCTTTTGTTCTTTGGACTCTCTTTATTAACCCCGAAAAAAAGATAATGATTATCTCTGCATCTAAAGAACGTGCAGATAACATGTCTATCTTTCTTCAAAAGTTAATTATTGAAACCCCATGGTTAAAGCATTTACAACCCAAAGGAGACGACTCTCGTTGGTCGCGGATAAGCTTCGACGTTTCTTGTTCCCCACACCAAGCACCTTCCGTCAAGTCTGTCGGGATTACAGGCCAACTGACCGGTTCTCGCGCTGACTTAATGATCCTTGACGACATTGAAGTTCCTGGTAACTCAATGACTGAATTTATGAGGGAGAAACTTCTTCAACTCTGCACAGAAGCTGAATCTATTCTTACTCCTAAACCAGATAGCCGTATTATGTTCCTCGGAACACCTCAGACTACCTTTACTGTATATCGTAAACTAGCAGAACGTTCTTACAAACCTTTCGTTTGGCCTGCTAGATACCCTCGTAAAGTTAGTCAATACGAAGGTCTCCTAGCACCACAACTTGTCGAAGACATCGATAAAGGTGCTAAGAAATGGGAAGTAACAGATGATAGATTTGATAATGATGATCTGGTAGAGCGTGAAGCGTCCATGGGACGGTCGAACTTCATGCTACAATTTATGTTAGACACCTCCTTATCTGATGCAGAAAAATTCCCCCTTAAATGTGCTGATCTTATTGTCACTTCTGTTAACCCCACTACTGCACCAGAATCCATCGTATGGTGCTCCGATCCCCAAAACGTTATCAAAGACCTCCCAACTGTTGGTCTACCTGGAGATTATTTCTACTCTCCAATGCAGTTACAAGGAGAATGGGACTCTTACCAAGAAACAATATGTTCAGTTGACCCGTCGGGCCGTGGCACGGATGAAACAGCTGCAGCTTTTATCTCACAACGCAACGGTTTCCTGTACTTGCACGACATGCGAGCTTACAGAGACGGGTACTCCGACCAAACACTACTCGATATTCTAAAAGGTTGTAAAAAGTATGGCGTATCTAAGCTCCTCATTGAAACTAATTTTGGTGACGGTATTGTTAGCGAGTTGTTCCGCAAACATCTTCAACAAACAAAGCAAGCAATTGATATTGAAGAAGTCAGAGCAAATGTTAGAAAAGAAGATCGAATCATCGATTCCCTTGAACCCATCCTCAATCAACATCGACTCGTTATTGACCGTTCCGTAATTGAAAAAGACTTTAAGTCTAATCCTGATGCTGCACCAGAAGAAAGACTACTTTACATGCTATTCTATCAAATGTCTAGGATGTGTCGTGAAAAAGGTGCAATTAGACATGATGATAGACTAGACGCTCTATCTCAAGGTATTAAATACTTTACAGATGCTATGGGTATCTCTGCCCTAGAAGCTATTAAAGATCGTAAACGTACAGAGTGGAATGCTATGTTAGAAGAGTTCTTTGACGACCCACAATCCTCTGCTAATCACTTAGTATTGGGTATGAACTTAACACAAAGACAACAAGCTAACTCTAATCCTAAAAACTCTGTGCCTACCTGGGTTTAACCAGGTCCGACCCTTATAGGCAGAAGGGAAGGGTGGACCCGACTGCTCAAAGGGAGGAATTCGAGACAAGCTCTCATTCCTCCTTTACTATACTACTGAATCTTGGAGTACTTATTATAACTCCCAATACCACTCTTTATTAATCCCATCACAACTTATACTACTGTATGCATAACGTAGAACTCGTTCACGTAACACCCGATGCTGAATCATTAATTGCTTATATGGCTAGAGTATCTAATCCATCTAACCAAGATAATGATAACTATACAGGTCTTATTAAATACCTTATTAAACATAAACATTGGTCCCCCTTTGAAATGGTTAATATGTGTGTACAAATTGACACAACCCGAAGTGTTGCTAGTCAAATCTTACGTCACCGTTCCTTCTCCTTCCAAGAGTTCTCTCAACGGTACGCTCAAGTCGTTAACACGCCCCAACTGCCTAACTTACGCAGACAAGATACTAAGAATAGACAGAATAGTATTGATGATCTAGATCCATTCCTTACACAACAGTTTGAAATGCGTACTCAAGAGTTATATAAACAATCTTTAGATTTATATACAGATATGTTAGATCATGGTGTTGCTAAAGAGTGTGCAAGAGATATTCTCCCCCTCTCAACTCCTACTAAACTCTATATGAACGGTACCTTACGCTCCTGGTTACACTATACCGACCTAAGATGCGCTAATGGTACCCAATATGAACACAAATTAATAGCTGATAACGTTAAATCACTCATCCAACAGCAATTCCCTATCGTTTATAACGCAATGTTTGATGTTAGTCTCCCTTCAACAAGCAATTAACTGTTTAGCACTGTTTATTACTATGTGTACCTCCAATTATCATAATATTACTCAGTGTTTACCTGTTTGGTCTTACTTTCCTCAGTATATTAACGATTATACCGGTTTTATCATGACGGAACCTTACGCTAACGAGCAAAAGGCTCTTAAAAAATAACATAAATTTGTGAACCCATATATCATATAAGTATCACAAATATTTCCCCCATAGGGGTATCAAATATACTGATCGTTGCCGCTCGCTTCGCTCGCTTCCGCAATCATGTCCACTATGTGATAACATGCCGCGCACTTAGCGAGCGCGTAGCGCGAGCGATTAACCGTGGTAAATAATATTTAATTAGGTACACGTATCCGTGTAAATATTGCACAACATCTGTTTGCGCCAGTTAACGTACTGTCTACTACCCATTGACTTATGCGTT